GGCATTAGTCACCTCTTTCTTCACTATAAGTTGCGTATAAGCCCCTTAATTGCCCGATTATGCTATTTAGAGTTAGGTTAATCGGATAAGTCACCGTGTCGGTTAAAGCCACCCGGTATGTGAAATAAGTGCTTGTGAGGGCAATTACAGCCGTGTCAAACAAAGATTCTACACTTTCAAGGTCGTAGAATTTCGGGTCATTACCGACTGCATTGATAATGTACTGTTGAGCCGATTCAATGTAAGCTGGAATGAGTGCAGTGTCGTCTGTCTCATCCAGATTGAGGGTCTGCATGATAGTTTCCTTAGATACACTCATTACTTACCTCCTAATTAAGCTCCAGCAGTAAGATTAGCTTTTTGGTCAGCGATAGCTTTAAATGACGCTGGCACAAACGCTTCTTCATCAGTTTTAACAACATCGAAACGGTCAATAACACGCACTTTAGTCGTATCAGTTTCAAATGCTCCACCACCGATGTTAGTAGACAAGAGTGACAAGTGTTGACGATCAAAGAGTGTAACCGCTTGTTTCAAGTCACCAAAGTAAAGTGGCATAGCTCCAGTAGTAGCATTAGCAAGCCAGCGGTCAGATACTTCTTTAACTGCGAAACCATCGATTGAGTATCCAGTTGGTGATTTCACATCACGTTCCATGAGGTAGTCACCCATCGCATTCTTAACTTTCTTAAGGGCAGTGAAGCCTGAAGTGTTAGTCAAGAAGAATGAAGTTTGCTTGACAGCTGGGTCAACTTTAGCTTCGAGATCAATGATATCATCCCATTTAGCCAATGTTGGTTTAGTTGGGAGCGTAGCAATAACTTCCAAGATAGCTTTGTTACGAGTAACAACAACTTTCTTAGCAATCCATCCAGACAACCAAGCAAGGATGTTTTCGGCAGAATCAGCAAGCAAGCTGTTAGTTACTGTTGAGATACCAGCATAGCGTTTGATAGCGTACTTGATAAGTGACAATTTTGGATCATCATTAGCGCCGATTTGACCAGCTTCATCATCGAGTTTAGAAAGGCCAGTGATTTCAGCCCATTTTTCGTAAACACGAGAACCAGTAAGAGTAGTTACGTTTTCAACGTTTACATATTCTTGCAATGAATCGTATTGACGAACCAATGTATTAATGGCTGTGCGAATATCTTGTGGGATAGTCAAGCCAGCGTCAGCACCAGTTCCGTCTGTTTTAGAATCAAGCAAGTTTTGGTAACGACCACGAACAAGGTTTTTGAAGTCTTTAACAAAATTAGCTTTAACTTCTTCTTCGTTTTCAGTCAAAGGTTGTTTTTCTTCCTCTGACATATTCGCTACTTCGCTAGCACGAGCTTCAGTATATTGTTCTTTGAACATGTCACGTTTCATTTTAGCGGTGTCACGTTCGTTTTTGATTGCTTGCAATTCTTCAGCGGTTACTGAATCATCAAGCATAGCTACGTTAAGTTTTTCATTCAAGTTTTCGACCTTGTCGCCTTGAGCAACCCAAAGGTCATGCAATTCGTTTGATGTTTTCATCAATCATCTTCCTTTCATTTTTCAAGTAGAATAGCCAATTTTTGCTCACGCAATGAATTGGTTTTAGGTGTAGCAATCATATTCTTAAATTTAGTGATTGCTGATTTGCTTGGTAGTTGATGCACGGCATTCGTAACCATGATTTCTTCTTCATCGTTATCGAAGAACATGATTTCATCCGCAAACCCTTTATCAACGGCAGTTTTAGCATTAAGCCATGTCTCTTTAGCCATAAGATCTAGTAATTCCGGTTGTTTAAGACCAGTCTTCATTTCATAAGCCAAAGCGATAGACTCATCAATGCTATTTAAGACCGCTGATTGG